CATTATTCTGAATCCTCGTTATTTTCCTGAGCATCATTCCCGCCGCCAGTGTCGTTGGGATCGTCAGCATTTGTAGTTATTATACTTTGCGTGCGCTTTTCTGCAAATTCACCCAAAGCCTTGTTAGCCTCTGCTACTTTAGCATTTTCATGCTCTAGCTGTTTAACGATAAGATTATGCTTCTTACCAAACAGAGCCTTACACGCCATTTCATTGGTCGCAAACGTTTCTTCAACCGCTAATTTCCAGCCTTGAACCTCTTTCACAAAGTCAGCATTCAGCTTAACAGAGCCAGACCAATCCGATTGAGTCCACGCACCAACCAAAGCATATTTATTTGGATCGTTCCATGCTTCAACCATGCCCGGCGCCTTGATGTTGCCTTTTACCGTCTCAACATATAACCACTCTTTGTAAAGCGGTTGGTCGTTGGTTGTGGTGGTTGCTGTACGCTCTGAATCCAAGAACATATTAAACTCAGCTGTCGCTTGTTTGGATGCTGCGTAGTTTGAACCAAAAGACATCTTCAATATTTCTGGCGGCATACCTTTAGACCATGCGACCGCGTTTATGATCGACGCTTCAAAGTCACCAAACGACAAATCCGTGCCATCGCTACCCATCAACTTAATTTTGTGACCTGCTGGCATGTCGTCAATGAATACGCCCGGGTTAAAGTCTTTCATGTTGAGCTTATACTTGCCATCGTTGCTAGAAATGTTAGCCGATCGACTCGCTGCGCTTGCTAATGGTTTCGCCCCGATGGTATCCGCGTCTTTTTCCACTGCTAGAGCCAAGAATGACGTTGTCAGCGCTTTACGCTGCACAGAATCACGGTAGCGGTCTATTTCACGCAGTGACTGTAATACGTTGCCAATTAACGGCATTCCTCGGGATTGACCCATTAAACGCTTACCAGGGCGGTATAAATTAGCCACAACACGGCCAGATTTAGCCCCTACGCGCGGGAATCGTGAGTATTTACCATCGTCTTTTAGTACGTGATAAGCCACCTCACGGCCTTTTGAGTCAAATTCAACACCATGCTCTACGTAATGACCATCAGCCACACCCCCGTCACCATCTAAAGGTGATTGTACGCAGTTAGAACTAATCAGTTGGATCTTAGGCAGGTTGGTTTTCGTGTCAAAGTGGTGAACCACTAACACATCACCTTCAACTAATGCCTGCAATTCACGTTGCACCTGCAATTGTGACAATGTTTGCTCGCCATAATAGTCAACTAACTGCGGGTTATTGCAGTACATGGTAAAACGCGCTTCTACATCATCCGTCCAAGTGTTTAACGTTTCTTGATCGACACCTAAGATGCTTGCTACCGGTTTTGCTTCCAGTGTTAAGCCAGTATTCACGATGTTGGTTATGAAGCGGTTGATTAGGCCCGATGCGTAAATATTTTCAGCATAGAGAGCAATAGACCTGTTTCTTAGGGTCCAGTAGTCAATCATCAATAACTGAGTATTTCCGTACCCGTTGACGAACTTGTCGCCTGTTAATTGTGCAACTTCATAACCCTGCGAATAGTTACCGGCGGCCGCTGAAGGTAGTTGATCAACTCCGATTGTCGGTACTTTCGTCTCACTGGAGAAGAAGCTTTTTATTTTATCGAACATTTTTAGCACCACCTTGTTGCGCGGTTGCGCTTGCGGTCTGATTTGTTTGTACGTGGCAATTGATTTGGGATTGGGTTCATTGCCCTAGCAAATATTGCGTGAATCTCAGTTGCGCATATAGGCATGCCACCAAGGACAGCAACTTTTTGTTTTTTATCTACCATGCTGGCCCCGCGTTAAATGAACCACTATCCAAGCCACAACGTTGGCGCAATGTGTCGCGTCGTGCCAATAGGCTATCTATATGCGCTTGCATATCCTTAATCGAGTTCTTGGTTACAGACTGGTTTGTTTGGCCTGAATTAAAATTATACGACAAGATACCATCGCCGCTGTATTCTTCCATTGCAGTCATTGCCGCGACAATCTGCGCTTCAATCTGCGTTATTAGTCCACATAGGAATGGATCACTCATTATTTTGTTGCTCCAAATGTTAAAGGTTATAAACCCCAAGGTGCGATAACACAATATTATCACACCTTGGGGTTTTAGTTATTGTTCGTAGAAAACGGGAAAGCCGTCATTGCCTGTTTTGCAATACTCCCAAAAGTCGATCCAGTTTACAGACTCCCTGCCACCCTGCCTAACCATTATGTCATAAGCAAGAACATCAATAGCTGCGTTATTGTACACGGTAAGATCCCACAGCTCGTTCGAACTGCCAGATGGTCGGTGCCACTTGTAGCCCCTGATGTTGTTTGTTACCGGGTTTAAGTCTTCAACCTTGGTTTCCACTGTTAATTCTTTTAACTGATCGTCAGAGATGTCAATCGGAGCATTAAAGCAGTATTCTGGTTGTATACCGTCACCGCCCCAAGGTCTTCGTAGTGATGAATACCAACGTTCTTTATAGAACCCAGTATTCACGTTGATCGCATCAGTGCCAAGTTTTGTCTTAACCAGCTTAAACTCCTCAAATTGAGCTCCGCGCTGCTGACCTTCAAGGCCTTTTATTGGCAAAGCTCCGTCAGTGTTTTCGCAGAACTCCAAGACAACATGCTGTAAGTATCCAGAGTCAATGAGTGCTAATTGTATTCTGTACTTTTTATCATCATCTGATATGTAGACTTTCTCATAGATTATATTTCTAAGGTCGACCCAGCATTGATCGCTTATATCTTCGCAGTTTCCTTTAATGCGCCAATAATCAATAACAAATGGTCTATGGTTCTTTGTCCATCCGAAAACCGACACAGCCAGGTTGTCTTTGTGAACGTCTACCGCCATTGTTAGCAGTAGTATTTCACTCTCACAAGCGCTAATCGCTAGATAGTTTGGAATCTCGCCGAGTCTGTACTCAGGTCTTCTGTACTTTGATATCGTTGTGAATTTTATCTTTTCGTTCTCAGCTCTAAATGGCAACCCTAAGTTGTTGTTATAAAAGACTTTTAATTTATTTATATCCTTTGGTGTATTATTCACAACATCCCAACACTCGAACCATTCTACAACTATATCCTCCCACGATTTAAATCCAACTGGAGAGTAAAGGCCGCTAATATGGTAACTTCTTCTGTTTGGTTCTGATGGTCTAGCGGTTGGCACCCATTCGCCAGCGTTTAGCATTTTGTATTTGTCAGCGTTCTTATGCTCGCATCCGCAATTTTTGCAAATGTATCGAATCGACTTTATATCTAGCACGCCGTGATCGTGATTGAAAACCAAACCGTAAATCTCACCGGTTGATTTATCTTTCATATTCCACTCTAGGTTTTGCATGAATCCACATTTTTTACACGGAACTTTATAGATCCTCCTATCACCAAGCTTATAGTGATCATCTATTTTAGACTGACCAGCAACCGTAGGCGTTGAGAATATACATATCTTTCTAGACTCTATGTATGCAGCCGTTCGGTCGAATGCCAGTTTTACAGGGTCGCCATCGTTGCCAACCGACTGCTTGAAACCGTCACACTCATCTATAAGTAAGAACTGAATTGAAAAAGAACGTAACTTTGCCGGACTGTTTGCCCCAAAGTTTAAAAGATACCCACCTCCATAGAATGAGATCTTATCTTTGTTCATTCCTGATTTTCTTGTTTTACCGTTAACTTCTGACGCTTGAATTAAGTGATCTAGGCCGCTATATGAGAGCATTGGTAAAATATTCTGTTGAGTCCTAAGGTTCGATAACTCCTTATCAGCTGTAAGCATCATCACTGGTGCACTCTTAACATGGCCTATCGTATACAGTACGACATTCTCAAGCAAACCAACGGTTAAGCCCAATTGAACACCCTTCATAATTCCTACAATCCTGACAGGTGATGATAAGCTCATGCAGTCTGCGATCTCTCTTGTGTACGGAGTTACATCAAAAGAGAAGTATCCGGGTAGAGGTGTTACTGATGATGGCAAGTAGCGCGTGCTCTCTGCGTATTTACTAACCGACATAACTTCATGCTCGTCCTTTATGGACTTTATTCTGTCGAGTAGCCAGTCGTAATCATTCAACATATTTTGTCCAACCTTTATGATTGATTATTCTTCCAGCTTTTACTGAGTACATTGTTGACTTGTCGAGGCCATTATTTCTGCAAAACTCAGCCAAGTTTATAATCTCAATAACATCTCCTTGAGGGGATATGAATTTGTGAGCCTTTGTTGCTGAATACGTGGTGTTTTCTGATCTTGTTACAAATATGCAATTGTCAGGAGAGTAGACCTTGTTTCCTGCGTTTGTTATATCCTTGTCAAGATCGTAACTACCACCATCTGAAGGGTAATTGCTGTAAAACCATTCAGCAAAAACTTGGAAGTTATGCCACTCGACACAAACAGTACAGTCTTTATAGGTTGGGTTTTGATACCTTCGCTCTTCGTCGTAGCATCTTCTAAGCATTGCGTGCCAAGCTTGATATGCTTTTGTTATCTTTCCTTCAACCCTGCTCATGAACTCACCGCAGCCTAGAAATCCAACTTCAAAAATAACCGGAGCCATTTTATCTTTTACCCTTCCAGTTCTTATGTTACCAGCGTTTGTATTCACTTCAGTTCCAGTTTTTAGGAACTTAACATCAACATCGAAAGCTCCGCGGTATTCAACAATCTCAAGATCGCCACATACATTCATGCTGTGAACGAATCCTTTTTCCATGTCTGTCGATGATGATAGCTTCATTTAAATATACCTCAAATAATTATTTATAATAATTATATCATAGGTTAACTATTAGATGCCATTCGCTTTTCTATCTGAGCTTTTGAAGCTTTAACCAACTTACTGATCTCCCTTCTCGCTGTCTCCTCCGCATCCTCTTTAGGATCGTCAGCATCTTTGTGGGCGTAAATTCTTGTTACAAGGTTGCTTGGCGCATCAACTAACAACCTACTACTTAGTTCCTCAATTAAACTTATTAGGTATTTTTCGACAAACTCCCGATCAATAACATCGCCCTTGAGCTTTTTATTCTTCAGCTCCTTCTCGATGCCGTCTTGCACTTTCTTGAACGCATCCGCCCAACCCCTGAACTCTTCATCGGTGCCGTGGTAGAAAGCAATCTCTCTTAGACTCATTTCTGGAAGCTCTGAAATGTCTGGTATTTCCCTTGGTGGCTCTCCGTAAACCCCGCCATTTGCGTGTAAACCAGAAGAGTCTGGCTGTAAACTTTTACCTCTCCCTGCTTTTGCATGCTTATCTTGACGCTGATTTACAGGGTTCTTAGCTTGAGGATCTATTCTCTTGTTTGATGATTTTAGATCGGAATTTACCACGTCGACGTCTTTGGATTTTAGGTAATCAAAAACGCCGGGATCGTAGACGTTCCAAGACTTCCCGACTTTTGCGTCAGGCCAATTTTTATTAAAAAGTTTTGTCACCGCTTGTCGACTGATGCCAACTAACTCCGCGATGCGGGACGCTCCTAAAAGTTTTTGCTTCATGGTTTACCATCCTGTTTTTGATGATTATACATGAATGTAAACCACAGTTCTTTAACTGCAAAATATTCACGAACGTGAGTATCTATGCATATTAGGTTTACTTGTATTAGGAAATGCTAATTTTGCGAGAGGTGGGCGCTCTGGGCTAAACGGCGGCATTTCCCCTCACTTTCTACAGTACCTTGGCTTTTTGTATCAATCACTTACGCATCATCCTTTTAATCTGGTAATCCAATCTATTCATATAAAATCTAGGTGCTTGCTCATAAGCTTTCTTAGTCGCCGGCGCTAGCCATGGCTTAGGCTTTGATATCACAGCTCTGTGCTCTGTCTTGTATAACCTATCCAACTGGTATCGCTTCTTGTTGCCCTTCACTCTGAATATGTTTGTCTCACCATTACGTTCAAGCTCAATGAATCTTCTTTTTGATTTAATAGCCTCCTGGATTAATGCCGCGTTACGCTCACGCCTTGGTAGTTCTTTCATGCGCTTACTAGGCATCTTCAACATGTTACGTCTGTTTGGCTTGCGTACTGGCTTGCGTCTAATCGTCTTACCTTGTGCCCCACCTTTACGCTCACCTGATGCCACTGGTGTCGGTATGGCCACTGCTCCAGTAAATCTATCAGGCTGCGATATAAAACCCTCTTCTTGCTTAGCCATATACCCCAACGTTGAACCGAACTCAGCAAACGGCTTTCCTCGCTTCGCTTTATCAATCGGATTATTCCTTGGTGCGAGAGTCCACTTGTTCCTCACGGTCATACTACGCTCTATTTGCTCCCGTGCTTGCGTACGCGCTTCGAAAGCTAAGTCATTGAGTGTTTGCTCGGTTGCGATCTTAAAGCCCGTCTTGTTGGCTCTCAGGAGCTTTAACTCAAGCTGTTTAAGTTCTCGTGTATCTATTTCCATGCTAGCTCCAAATAAAAAGCCCTATCGTGTGATAGGGCTAGTTTAGCATTAACGCGACAGGCTAGAACTCCTCGCCGTCTTCATCTTCAAATGCGATGTCTGGCTCTGCGTCAATCACTTCTGAATCACCACGAATTTGTTTGGCTAACGATTTCGACTCTTGTGCAAGCGTTTCTGCTTTCTGGCTTAACTCGCTAACCTCTTCAAATTCCGCATCTTCCACATCGCTGTATGAGTTTATACGTTCTTTGTGCTGCTGCTTCATTTTAGACAGCTGCACCTTGTTGCTATCCCACAAGCCATTCGCTTCTAGCTTCTGACGAATATCACCACAGACTTTATCTAGCGTTGCCATATCGCCACACTCTTCAAGGTCTGCACAAATACTCTCAATGCTGAATGCTGGCTTATCTGGCGTTACATCACGCTCTTGCGTTGGCTCGCTATCTTTGATGCGGTCGGCTTCGTCGTCGTCGATAACCTCTGAGATGCCAAATGCAACACGGACACACTGACCAAGTGATTTATTGCGAAGCATGCGTTTTTTAAACTTCTGCCATGCAGGGCTCTTTGCTTGATAGCACTCATCCATGTATTCAGTCACACACGTAGGGAACCTTCGCCCTTTGATGTAAATTTTAGTTGTTACTGATACCAAATCCTTGCCGTCAAAGTTATCTTCAAACTCGACGCCATCGAAGTCAGGCTGACGGTTCATGATTTTAATCCAACCATCAATGCCAATTGTGACACTTAACTTGCCACCACTTACAAATGCGTGAGCCTCTCTTGCTAGAGGGTTCAGACCGTATTGAGAGCAAATACTAGAAACAACAGTTAATTCAGCATCACTTGCTGTTGCTCCGTGTTGGGCTTTAGCGCTTATGATCATTCCGCTAAGTACGTTTTTGATTTCTTCTGGTGATACGCCTTGCGCGTCTGCCAATCTTACTAGTGCTGTAGTCATTTTATTTGTCCTGTTAATTATCGAATAATCTTGCTCAAATCGAGCTCTTGAACGTCCAATCCTATACCAAAATCTTGATATTCTCGAACGGTTTCTAGGTCTTTCATGTAGGCATCACTCCCTTTGTGTTTTGTTTCTGTGTCCAGCTCATAAACCTTAACCGGGTATCGGCCAATACTTCGTTTTTCCCCTACCACTATAAATATGAATCTCGGCGTATGCCCTGAGTATTGCTTGTAGATATCAGAGTAATACGCATCCTGCACATGATAACGAAAGTCACGCGCTGACCAGTGAAACTTATCAATATCAGCAGTCTTCTTGACGTCACACAATATATGCTGATTAAACACCTCCGGATCAACAATTCGGTCAGGTCGGCACTTTACCTTTAGCCCGTTTATTTCACCAAATATTGACGCCTCGCTAATGCCTTTAGAGGTTAGCAGCATGTTAGCTACTGGATGAGCTAGCACGCTATCACGCATTGCGCACACTTGAAGATAGGTTTCTGTATCTAAAACTATCTTGCTATCACCGATACGCTCAATAAATGCGTCTCGTTTTTCTCTACCTGCTTTGTTGTTTTCAAAGTCAGGCACCTTGATGTATTCGCGGTCAAAAACATCAGGCTCAAGTAATGCACAGTGAATATGCGTACCAAGGTCAACCGACTCACTACCTGGTGCGGGATTGTTTTTATTCCACTCCAAGAGCGCAACTGATTCATGAGCTAAATCCAACTCTGATTTAGAAATGCCCTTTTGCGCTCTGTACTCGTCATTGGTCAAAAGTGTTGTTAGGTTAGCCATGGTTATGACGGCCACCTAAGCAGCCGCTCCGTAGTTGGTTATCTCTCTAAGTAAATGTGCTCAACAATAGCGCCGTTAATAAACATCAGCGTACCTATAAACTGATCGCTAACATTCACGTTAACTTCGCCCGTTGCTACAGCTTTAAGTTTTATTGAAACTGTTTCAGGCTCTTCTGGGTCAACCTGAATCCAAACTACTGGCTTTCTATTCTGAATAGCAGTAGATAGCACTGTGTAGCCAACTGGTACTTTTACATGTTCAACTCGATCGTTAATTGTCACTTTCCATACTGTTTGCATTGTAATTCTCCTAGTAATAAATACGCACGTCAGGGAGTTCTCCCTTAGCAATCGCGGTAATAACCTTTTTGCCATCGTCTTCACTGATACCCATCGCTAGCAGAACAGCCAAGTTACGACGGTTAATTGTCGTGCGGTGTTTCTTGTCGTTCTCGCGCTGCCGTGCTTCTTGTTTTTGTCGAGCCTCTTCGTCTGCAATAGCTTTGCGTTCTTCTGCTGCTGCTTGTTCGGCTTGTCGCTTGGCTGCTGCTTCTGCATCAATTTTCGCTTGCGCTTCACGTTGTTTGGCTGCTTCAGCTTCTTGTGCTCGGCGTTCTTCTGCCAATTCAGCATCACGAATCGCTTTAGCTTCTGCTTGCTTGGCGGCTTCTTCGCGTTGTTTTGCTTCCACCGCTCGGCGTTCAACGTCTTCACGTTCTTTTTGTGCTTTATGCTGCTCAAGTTTGCGTGCGTTCTCTGCCGCTTCTTCTGCAACCTTTCGATCGCGTTCTGCTTGCTCTGCTGCTGCTGCTTTGCGTCGCAACTCTGCCAGCTCAGCCTCTTGCGCTTCTTGCGCCTCAACTCGTTCAAGTGTTACTCGCGCGGTAGTCAGTGCGTTTTCGTGTGCGACTTTGAATTTCTTTTTGAGTTCTGGCCAAACGGAATCTAGGCCGAATGACTCTACCTGCTCGATAACTTCATTTAGTCGCGTTACTGTCGCTTCTGGGGTTCCGCAAAGTGTTGGAATCCAATTCAATTCTTCTAGCCAAGCGTTTTGCTCTGCTTGCGCCTCTTCAAGCGGCTTCAAGATATCAGCGCGCAATTTAGTGAACTTTTCTTTGTTCTCTTTTGCGATAGCTTCAATCAGTTTTGGTTGCTTCTTGATATCACGAAGATAGTCACGCATCGGTGAATCGACTTCTGCGAGCTTTTTGTTGATTTCTGCTCCTAGTGCCTTGATTCGCTTTCTTCCCTCCTCAGAATCGATTTGAGGCACCTCTGCGTTGATTTCTGAGCTGTATGTTAGAAAGTTATTCTCAAGAAACGATTTAACCGTATCAATACCACCAGATTTAAACTCGGTGATTATGAATGTTTCTGTTTTGTTTTCGTTGTTGTCTGTGTTGCTGTTTTCTGTTGTCATGGTGTTAGTCCTGTTTTGGTTATTACAATCTGTAACTTTGCTCGTCTCGAAGTAACTCTTCGACGTCTGACTTGAATTTTAACTTCTCGCCAATTCGTATTGCTTCCCCGCCCTTGATGAAGCTTTGGTAAATCTCTCGGAATGCATCCGCGTTTCTTACGTTTGTCAGTCTACTTAAGTCACGAAAGTATTTTCGTTCTTTAAGCTTATCGTGCATCTGAGAAAGATAAACGCCCTCAAAGTTAGGAAGCATTTGCGCCTTAAATGAGCCGCCACGCGATAAGTAAGCTTTCAAGAAACCAATACGGCAACGTCGCATATGTTCTTTCTCAAGTGCATCATGGTCAATTGCTGTAAGAACCTCGGCAACAGCATTTGCAAACTCTTCATGAGTTTTAGGTAACTCACGCAACCCTAGACGGATGTCCTGAACCATTTTCACTTGCTTGTCATTGATGTGCTTTTCCATAAAGCCTCCAGCTGTTTCAGTCGTTAAATTATTACCCACTAAACACATCATGTCAATAAGATTCACATGAAAATTGTGAACTTTGATTATTTGTCTTTTTGTCTTTTTGATAAGCGATTTAACAAACGAATTAACAAATTCATATTCCCTCTAAGTTACTGTTATTTCTACTTTATATATATAATATATATATTAATTATTTTTTTATAGTAAAAAGAAAGAAAAGAGATAAGCCTTTTCACAATAATACACAGATTACTAGGGAATAGGTCTGTATAGTGCTTGTATAGAAAGGGTCAAACAGTAAAAAAGTACAATATCGAATAAAGTTCAAGTAAATCATATAGTTAAGTTTTTACACACCACTCACAAAGCCCAACAAAAAAGTAAAAGACAGTAGCTAATGGCTTTCTTTTTGCGTGTGGTGTGCAGCTTTAGTTGTGATTTGGTGTAATAAGATGTACAAACAGGTGAATGGTGAGCATTGCTTTGTATGGGTCGCGAACAGCAAAAACCCGCACATTGGCGGGTTTGGTTTAGTTTATTTCACGTTTAATTTCAGCCAATCTAAGGCCACTTTCTCTTCACTTGCTTATCATTCTCAGGGTTTCGGATTACTCGACCCTCACCCATAAGCACTGCGAGCGCGTTTTCCATTGCGTCTTGGCCGTGTTCTAGCAGCTCTTTGGAGATCTCCTGGTAATACTTCTGGCGCTTAAGGTAATTCTTAAGCTCAGACTTATATCGCCAACCGTCGCGCTCGTCTTTCTTAGATACAGATAGGCGCTTGATGATAGCCTCTTTGATACCTTCTAGCTTATCTTCAACGGTGGCACCGTCCACAGCTTCATTCACCTTCAGGTTGCTGCTTAGGTGATCAATAGATGATAAACCAAGCTTCAATGCATACAGTACATATTCCTCTTCAATCACCAATTTACCGCCTTTTAGGTTGTCCAGTGCCAGTATAGAAGCAACTGACATTACACGCTCAGGCAAACGCGCATAGATGGCACCTAGCCTTGTGTGGTTGATGTAGTGGTACTGATCGTAATGACGCGATATTTCATACATTAATTTATATGCCTCATCGCTAGCAGTCATGGTGTATTCATGCCCGTTAAACTCTGCATCGATTTTCTTTTGACTGGTATCACTCGCCATTTGAGCAATGGCACCAATGCGAGCCTTAAGTTTTTGGAGTTCAATAGCGGTTTGGCGCTCATCGTGCGACTTCTTACCCCACAATGTAAAGTTACGGTGCGAACGCTCACTACCACAATCGAAGATAAAACCACGACCTAAGAAACCAGATTCAATCGCATCCTCGTCGATAATGGCGGCAAGCTTTTTTGGTGTTGATAGCGCGATAAGATTTAAACACGGATCTTTAATGCCGCTATCTAATCCATCCATCATTCCTTGAAGCTTGTTGATCTCAATGTGAATTTTCTCCAGCTCAGCTTCAGCCTTTTCGATTTTTGGCTTTTCTATTTCTGGGTGATAACCAAGTTTAATGTCTTCTTTCGCTAGCACTTGCTTTTCTAGTCGGCCAATTCTATGCATCATCTGACCTTGAAACTCATCCAGGTGCAATCTCGAAATAGGCATAATGCTCGTCGTTGCCAATTCCATTAGCGTTGCTGGAATATTAGCACTGTGCTTTTCCTGCTTTGATGTGGCGGCAAGAAGCGAATGCGCTTCATCTTTAATGTAGAAGCATCGCCCGTTGTCGTATACAGCAGATCGAATAATGTCTTTATCAGATCGGATGTCGCCATAAACTTTGATACCACTATCCGCAAGGATTTCCTTGATTACTTTTTGGGGCCACTCTTTACCACCAGCAGACAAGCCAAGAATAATGGTGATCATGCTTGTTTTTGTTCCCATAAAGCCACTGATACCAGCACCCGCCATTGCTAGGCATTGTAGAGCCATAGCAGTATAAGCACCGCCCTCTAACTCACGGTGAGCACCTTCTTTCATGTATTTAACGATGTCACCCGCTATTGCTGGTGGCGCATCAACATCAATGTGATCGATACATACGCCATCAGGAAGGTCTTCTACTGTTTTAGGTGCATTAACTGGCTTTGGCGCTGGCGCTGCATTCATCCACGAACCAAACGCCGGTGCTGGCGCTTGTGGCGCTTGCTCTACTGGCGCTACGAAAGCAGCCTTGAACGGTTCTTCCTTTACTTCTGGTGTTGCCTCAACAGTGACTGGTGCTTTCTTTGGCTCTTGTTCTGGCGCTGCCGCAACTGGCTTAATCGCTGCTAACTCTTTCTTAACCATATCGCGCAACGTGGCTTTAAGGTTATCCATGCCATGCTTTTGGCGATAGTCGTCCCAATCGCCTGTTGTGTCGATATCCATATCGGGGATCACAATGCCAGCACCGTAAGCTGCGGCCGCTTCGTTGGCATAGTATTCGCCCGGTCTGCGGTTGTGCTTTTCGTCCAACTTATCGTGATCACCAAAGATAATAATGTTAGCTTCTTGGTGATCTGCTTTCGCTTGCTTTACTGCCGCCGCAAGGTTGCCAGTGTTAAACGAAACGTAGCACTTCCACTTGGTTGCTTGGTTGATGGTTACGCCAGTGGCGAACCCTTCGACTATTGCAATATTCTTTGTAGCACCATCGATAACATGGTGGACGCCTTGCATATCACCGCCAAACAGCGGACGCTTTACGCCGTCATTTGTGATCTTCTGGATGTTAACCAACTCAGTTACGCCCTGCCTATTAGCCTTGTAGACTGTCACCAACAGCAGATCACCAACAGGTGTAATGCCTTCACGGCTCATCATCGGCTCACCGTTGACTAACCACTCACCAGAAAGCCCTTTTTTGTCCATGTATGCGTGCGTTGATTGCTTGGCGGCGTCCAGCATTAACTTGGCGCCTTTCTTTGCCAGCTCTATGTTAGCCGCTCGCACTTCATCATGGTTCACGGTGTGGATACGCTTTGGCGCAGTGCTGCGGTGCAAGTCATCACCGATCAGCTCTTTAGCTGTCGCCATTGTTGTTTTACCTAGATACATAGACAGAAGCTTTAGACCACCACCGCTTTGCTCTGGACATTGAGAGCAATACCAAGTACCTAGACCGTTTTTATCGTCGAAGCGAAAACGGTCTTTACCACCACAAACAGGACACGCGCCGTGCTTTTTGTTGTTTGGTAGTTTTACGCTGTAGTTTTCAAGCACCGTTCGCCATTGGCCTTGAAACTCAATCAAAGCCTTATCAATCGGTGTTTCGCCATTGCTTTGGTATTGAGACTGTACGTTACACCCGCAATCAATCGGATCTGCTAGGCTTTTTCTGGTGGTGTGTCCACATGACAGTATTAGAGGAAATTTCATTATTGTGTGCCTTGTGCCTGTTGTTTTGTTGTTACTCGCCCCAAGCGATAAACGCTGAAACCTTTACGCTAAATAGCTTTGCCAGTTTTTCGATATCCGAAAGTTTTGGCTCTGCTTTGTTGTTCATCCAGTAACTTACTGTTTGCGGTGTCTTGTCTACACACTTGATAACGTCCTGAGTAGATAGCTCAGCAGTAGCTAGGCCCACTCGTATTGATTTTGCAATGTTCATATATAGATACCTTTTGAAAGCGCTCTAATGCGCGTTGGCTAATTTTGGTTAAACTTAAACTAACTGCTAGTTAAAGTCAATCTTTAACTTTTTAAACAAAAGTCGTTGACTTTGTTTTTTGGTTAGGCTTATACTTCATCACATCAACGGCACAGAGCCGAAACAAACAATCAATACAGGGCAATATATTATGAGTAATTTCAAAGTAGAGCTAAGCGGGGTTAACAAACTTCAATTCAAGACAGGGCATGGCACTGCAAAAATTTCAGTGCCAAAACAAAATAAAGATGGCGAAAACAACGCAGATGGACTTATTGGCGAGGTGCTTCATTTTATGATTATGCGCCACGGCAAAGTAAAAGCTAAGGAAATCTTTGAAGATCGACTTGCTAAGTATGAATCGATTTACGACTTACCACTTAGTGAAGAAACAAAATAATAATCGCCAAGACTGGCACAAAAACCTTTTTTTAAATTTTACGGAGTAACACCAATGAGCAATATGTTTCTAAACCCGCTATCTCAAGACGACATGAACTATGAAGGTTTCTTTGATGGCCAAAACAAAACAATCGCAGATAACACAGAACTTGAGTTTGTGGTTACAGATGGTTTTGTAGGCATCGAAGAAGGTAAGAGCCAGCAAGTTTGTATGATTAACATTGCAATCACAACACCTGGTGAGTTCTACGGGCAGAAATACCGCTACAACGCGAAGATCTACGACATGGACGCAAACAAACGCGACCTAGCAATGCGCAACCTTGGCGTACTGGATGCTCAAGCAGGCTTCCCAATGACAAACGGTCAACTACCGCTTACCACCGAAAATGTGCAACAACTATGGGCGCAGAAAGCAAATGCTCGCGTTAAGTTTGGCTTGCTTGTTTCTACTGAAAACATGGACGGCTCACCAGTTGTCGATCAGTTTGGTGAACCAACAGCCAACCACATCAACTTCGTTCGTGGCTTTGCATACGACCGTGCGAAGATGGTTCAGCAGGGTCAGCAGCAACAGCAAGAGCCTACGCAAAACCAACAAGAGCAACTTAGCGATCTGCAGTATTCGCAGAAAGATGAAGAACCGGAAATCGATTTTTAATCTCTAGGCAAACCAATTAACAATGCCGCTTTCGGGCGGCTTAAACAGGACTAAACAGCAATGACTAAGAAACTAATAC